CCAATAGCTCCTGTGGCTCAATTGGCACAGCAGCCGCCTTGTAAGCGGCCATCTACGGGTTCAAGTCCTGTCGGGAGCACAATCGGTCCTTGGCTCAGTGGATAGAGCAGCCGTCTTCCTAAGCGGCATGTCGAGAGTTCAAATCTCTCAGGGCCGACCAATCACCAGGCATCCACGTACCAAATCGCAGCGCCCACAGCAGTGATGAAGAGTACCTTTCCAATCAGCGAGCGGATTACTTCAGACGCAAGCTGTCCAGCCTCTGAGTTTGCAAAGCCTGAGTAGGCACCCCAGATCCCAACTGCGATCTTTCTGCAAGCATCGAAGGTGCTGAGACGGTCAGGCATTCTTCCTCCGGATGGCAATCTCAAGCAGAGTTCCAGCTAGGACGCCAAGCATCGGTCCAATCCAATATAGCGGGATATCCGTCAGACCGGTGCAAATCCCTTGCCAAGGAAGCGAGGCAGCTTCCTTTTCAAAGCCTCTGCCAATACGACAGGCAACGACTTGGAAGTCCTCAAGGAAACCCCAGGCACAAACCGCGAAGACGGCAGCAGTGAAATACTTCCTGCGTGGCATCAAGATTGCGATCAATGCCCAGAGTAGACACCCCTTCAGTCCCTGGGCTGCATAGAACAGCGCTCGATAGGTGTACGCAGGATCAGGCCACCATTGAGCTAGAGGCTCCATCCCATAGTGAACAGAACCAATCAAGATCAACAGGACCAGGAGCGTTCTCACTTCTTTATTGGAGGATCGTCTGATTCGCCAGGGCCACCGTCGCCCATAGCGGTCATCTTGCCATCTTCGACGGTAGGAGTCTTGAGCTTGGTGAGGTAGTACCACGCGGCACCAGCACCAGCCACAAGGCCAGCGAGGAAAGCGAACAGTTCCATAGAGACTCCTTGTTACTTGTTTAATCCTACCGCAGCAGCGCGGCATTTGTCATACTGCTCTGCCAGTTGGTACGCTTTGCGCACCCAGCCGGCCAAAGTAGGATCAGTCGCTGGGGTTCTTTCTGGGCACTCCGCTTGGATCAAGTGAACTTGCGGAGGCGGGGATGGCGGAGTTGAAGAGGCGCAGGCTGTCTGGGCCAGTATTGCACTCAGCAAGCTTGTATACGTCACGAGTTTGAATCTCACGTTCAACCTCCTGTTTTATGGTTTGGTGCTTGATCGTGATCTTGCTGATGGCTTGAGCTGCCGCGCTGGCCGCTGCGTCTGCTGCCTTGGCTGCGATCTTGTCTTCTCGGCCTTGCGATGCAAGTTCAGAGTCGCTGCCAGCTTTGAAGAACCAATGAGCTGTTCCGGCAATGCTGCCAGCCCAAAGAGCGATGACGCCGAGGATGGCCCAAGGATTCATGCAACTCCCTCGGTGTAGGTTGTGCCGCCTTCTCCAAAGTGAGCCGTCAAGATCTGAAGACGAGGAACGCCAGAAGCAAAGCTGATATGGACCCAATCACCTTCTTGGATCAACTGGTCGAACTGAAGAAAATTCGCATACAGAGCAAGCTTCTTGACGATAGCCAGTGGCGAGCCAAACTCTGGGGCTGTGAAATCAGCGGCCTGACCAAGCAGATGCTGGCTGTTCTTTGCCCCACCGACAGTTGCATTTAACGCAGCGCTTCGATAGCCTGAGCTGATATTTACAGGAACTTGAAGAACGTTTCTGACACGCTGCATCCCAGGAGCAAGAACAATCCGAATGTTATTCAATGCATCTTCAGAAGGGATGTTTTCGATACCTTTGCGCGTAGCCGTATCTGATCTGATGAACTCTGACAACCAGAAAGAAGTCTGGAGGCGTTCGTCTTTCACTTGTGGCCCCCGTGAACTTTGGAGAGTTCGGCCTGATCCATTTCCACGAAGTCACTTTCTCTCCGGTGCAGCTTCTTTGGATTGGACTTCTTGCGTAGATACCCTAGGATCACGATGGATAGACCGGCACTCACGAGGAACAAGGCTCGCTCAAGAGCCATCACATCAGACACCGTAACGCCATCCAGAAGCCGAGCGGAGATAGCGGCAAACCCTACTGCGAGGAGGATCAGACCCGTCTTGATGATGACTCCATCCTTCACCCGATGGCTGAGAATCGCACCGATCAACCCAAGACTGATGATCCCGCAGAGGGCCGCATTGATTGCAGTGAAGATCTGATCCATGCTTATGGCCTCCTCGAAATCCAACCGGTGATGATCTGGCCTACTGGAGTTTGTCTGATCCCATCCAGCAACGCAGCAGCAAGCGACATGCCAACAAGGCCAAGCATGAATGCTGCGACGTTCAGATACGTCTGAGAAGTCCAATGGAACCACTCAGAGATGGCCGGAGCAACAATACCAGCCGCGGCAGATCCAGCGATGACATTTACAAAACGCTCGCCATTGCTTGCGCCTGGCGTGAACTTCAAAGCAGTGATCAAGGCCCCAGCAGCCCCAAGGACGAAGGGGCTTTTCACAAGCTTTTCAGGATCAAATTCCATCGTCGCTCCTAGATAGAAATTCTGAATGTGATGGAGCCAGTCACCTGTGTTGCTGGGTAGTCTGTTCCAGAAGCCTGGAGACCAATTTGCACCGGAGGAGATTCTTGACGAATGTAGATGTAATCGATGGTGACTGCGCCAGCGGTACGAACAGCCTTTGTAGAAGCCGTTTGCGAGAACGTCACTGCTTGAGCGCCGACACCTGCCGCAAGATTGATCTGAATCCCATTCGCAAAACTCACAACGCTGGACACGAACTTGGCTTGATTGATACCAGTGGTATAGGTGACAACACCACCAGAACTCATATTCACCTTCACGATCAAGTCGATGCCCTGCATCATCCCAGAGGTGAAGCTTTGTCCAACAGGAACGTTGATGTTGTTATCACCAAAGAACCTATCCGTCGCCCCGTTTATGCCTGTTTGAGCACCAACATAAGGAGAAACACTTGTAAGCTCGATGCTATTTGCGACAGTCGAATTGTTCGTTCCGCCAGAGGCTAGATTGTTCAGGCCATTGGTCCATCCACCCCGGATCGAGTTACCGGTGATCGATCCATTGATTGCGTCTGGACCTGCAAAGCCAATGCACAGCCCAATCACACCCAGATAAGTTGTGTTCTGGATGAGGTTTCCGGTAACCGCAGCGCCAGTGATCGTCCCCGACAACTGAACACCGATGCCAGCTGGATTTGTTCCAGGGTAAATACCAGTTTGACCAGGAGGAACGCCGACTTCATAGACCTGATTTCCACATACAACGGCGTTACCCGCAAACCCAGCAGCAGCGCCAGCATTGCGCTCGATGTAGATTCCGGCTGCCTGAGCAGAGACAGGATAAGCAATCCGCTGAACGATGTTGTCCGACACGATCATGTTACGGATCAGGCCCAAAGAGCCGTTCACCAGCATGATTCCGTAGCCACTGTCAGAGACGATGTTCTCAGTGATGATGGCGGTATCGACACTATGCGCATCAATGCCCTTGCGCTTGTTTCCTCGGAAGATGTTGCTTGTAATCAGTAGACGAGTCGGGGCGGTGCCATTATTGGCGCCGATGCCATACCCGGGGTCAATGTCGGTATGGGCAATCGATGCATTCGGGTGGCCGTTGTTCTCTACCGTGTTGTCATGCACCACCAAATCACTACAACGATGAACCTCAATGCCAGCGTTGTAGTTGTCATGTAGGTAGTTTTCAATGACAGTCACGCGAGCTGGAGCTGCCCACCCGTAGGATTCGACAAGACCAGAATCAATCTGGACGCCATCCTCATTGAAGCCAGAAACTTCGCATCGAGTAACCAGCACATCAGTCGAGCCCTTGGCGATGAAGATACCAGATCCGGCATTCGTGATATAGCCACCACCCTTCCAAGTTCCCCATGTAGCAGCAGTGCCGCCACCGAATTGAGGAAACGCTCCTCCATATCCGCCCGTATTGAATGCAGAAGTGTTCTGGGAATTATTGCGGTTGGGTCCGTTGGCTACAGTGGTAGCGTTGTAATAACCGGCGGTGGTGATGCCCTTCTCTGCTCGTCCCGTTGTTCCGTCGATAGGAGGGAAATTACCAGATCCAATGATCGTGAAGTTCTGAATCGTGATGTCAGATGATTCAAGAACATCAAGAACACTTTGAGCGTGAACATTGATCTGTAGCGTCGCCCCCTGTCCGTCAAGAACAAGTCCCTGCTTTTGATAGACACAGAGACACGGCTGTTCATTGTGGGAATAAACAGAAGGAAGTAGCGTAGTGTTCTTTGTCAGGACATAGACCTGACCTGGCTTGCAAAGGAGCCGCGACCCATTAGGTGCGCCATCGATAGCAGCTTGCAGCTTGAGCGTGTCACTAGCACCTGTGAAGTCTTCAACACTCAGAACCTGAAGGTTCTTTGTATGCTGGGTTTGGGCAACGGCACCTGTATAGGGCTGCTCAACACCGATAAGCGCGTCGCCCTTCGTGACATCCGCTGTGTTAGCGAGATCACTGATGAATTGAGAGCTTGCAGCCGAAATGCCTGAGATATTGTCATATGTACCAATGACATTGCCAATTGCATCTGTGAGGATGAACTTATATGCAATTGAGTTATCCAGCCAGATTTCTTGTGGCGGACGACCACCCGCATCAAGCGCAATTGGATTCGAGTTTGGCGTGATGCCAGAAGATGTTGTGTAGGTGAGTGCAGGGGTATTCGTCCCAGCTTGGTATGTGTTGATAAGACCAAGGGTAAGAGGAATACCGAAAGGCGTAAAACCCTGCCATCCGTTAAAAATTGGAGACAACGAGACGCTAGGCATAGAATGCTCCGATGAACTGGACCGCCATTTTCATACTCGCATTATTGTCCGTTTTGCGAGAGCGGGCATATGACATTGGGCTCATTGTCGGGCTCTCTTTTGCTGCTGTTCGGCAACACCTGCTTTCGTCCCCAACTTTGCCAGATCAAAAACATTCGTACCCGTACCTTGTTTGGACAAGGAAGGATTAACGGCTTCATTGATGAGAGTTGAAGCTCGGGTCGCTTTGTTGCCTTGTTGAAGGGTATTGGCAGCAGTGGAAAGACCAGGAACGGCCTTGGCAATGTCATAGAGTCGATTCAATACACCGCCGCTAACAGCCTCCTGAACGAGATTCGCACCAGCACTTGCTGTGTTTGAAGTGTTCACAGCCGAAGCCTTTGGCGCATAGAGAGCATCCTCAGCAACTTGATTCAGTTGCTTAAGCTGCGCCATCCGATCCTTACCAAGCACAGCCTCTAGACGAGCCGAGACATTCGGGTTGTTGACAAAGTTCTTCAGCTTGGCTTGGGAGAAGATCTCATTCCCGCCATTGGCATTATTTGTCACTTGCGAACGGATGTGACCCATGATGCTGGATTGCAGCGATGCGAGGGCTTCAGGGCTTTCCTTTTGAAGGACATCGGTCATGCTCTTGATCTGGCTGACATTGCCTTGAAGGATGTTCTTCTGAATGAACTTGTCCGGTTCAACTCCAGAAATCGCATCCTTCAAACCTGGCGTCTTGTCAATCAGATCAAAGCGAGCCTTTGCAGCCTCTCGAGCTTGCATTGCGAGCTTCCCAGCCTCACCAGCCTGCCCAGATCCAGCGCCTTCAGTGATGGCGTTCTGAACTGACCTGCGCAGATCATCAAGAGCATGAGCCTGAGCAGTCATCTTGGGATCGTAGTTGCGGTTGATGTCCTTGATGAGGGATTCGGCATCCTCAATGCTGAAGGTCTTCGCCTGCGTTCCTTTCATCAGCCCCAGAGATTCAAACTGTTTACGGATGGCGGAAGGAATCGCATCACCATAGGACTTCACTGCATTGGCGTAGTCTTGAGCCAAACCTTGCAGAGGAACGTCCAGATTCTTGCCTGTGTGCGACTTGAAAGCATCATAGGCACTAGTAACGCCCTGCTTCAGTTTGGAGTCAAACGACTGAAGACTATCGATGGCGGACTTACCAGCAGAAACAATGTCCTGCCCTCCAGAAGCTCCCATTGCATCCAGATTGGCGACGAGCGCCTTGTTCTGAGCCTGAAGGGTCTGAGTGATGGGTTCGCCGACTCCTTGAATGCCGCGCAGGTTCTGCTCCTTGGCAAATTGCATCGCATCACGGCTGATCTGACCTTGAAGCATAGGAACTGGAATCGGGAGGGTCTGGGCACGCGTCAAACGGGTCAGCGCCTCAGGATCAACTTTCCCCGTTGTCTTGATGGCTGTAGAAACCTGCTGCTTGAGCCAATCGAACAAACCTGGAGGGACATCGGTAGGATTTATGCCTTGCGCGGAAAACGTCTTGGAAACGAGATCTTCAGCAGCTTTCTCCGGATTTCCAGATACAAGCTTTGAAGCTCCCGTCTTGAGCGTGGAAATCCCCTTGTTGAGCATGGAGGAAAGACCAGCACCAGCAAGAGTACCTAGTCCACCAGCAACACCACCAGCCCCAAGCTGCTTAGCCTTGGCAGTGAGGAAGTCATCATTGCCTTCAACAGGAGTAGTCAGCGCATTCAAGGCTGCACCGCTGAGCGCGCCTTTCACAACCGTTCCAGTCAGTGATCCGCCTTTGGAGAATGGGACAAGCTTGTTGACTGGACTCACAACAACGCCAGTGACCTCACCAGCCATATTGGCTGTTGGATGAACTTTTTGATATGGTGCGTTTTCTTGATTGAGCTTCTGAACGCCTTCAAGTGCATCCCTCTGGAGCCAATCACCAATATTCTCAAGAGTGTTCTTCTTGTACCCGCCAGGAACTAGATCGCTGACAGACTTCTCATGCGCCAGCTCGCCACCGTAAGAAAGAGCCTTGCCGGCGAGCTGCTGGACGGCCAGAACTCCCTTACCAAAGGCCGCACCCGCACCCGCACCAAATGAAGTAATGGCGCCAGGCTCCTCCGTAGAAGTAATGGGAGTCTTACCCGGAAGAGTTGCTACTCTCGGGGTGAAATTGGTCACTCCTGGAGCCCTGGTATCTGGCTGACCTGAACTCACAGCACCAGAAACGACATTAGACAGGTCATCAAATTGACCTCCGCCAACTGCAGGTGCGGAAGCTTTTGAAACACTCCCGGTGGTGCGGGAAATCTCCCGATTCAGGGTAGCAATTTCTTCAGGATTCGTGGCCTTGGAGAGTTCTTGACGAAGGATGCGGAGACGCTCACTGTCACGGCCAGCCTGAACGCTAGGTGAAATCTTGGTAGAAGATGCAGGCGCTGCCGGCTGCTTTGCCTGAGGCAGAGCAGATGTGACGACTTCGGCAAGATCATCCATCAGATACCTTTCATGAGGTTCTGAAGGTTTTGAGCCTTCTTGGCAATCTCGGGGGCGTGGCTACCAAGAGACTTCAGCAGATCATTCAACTCTGCGGTATCTCCGTTCTTCTTGGCGTTGTAGATCTGCATGACAGTCGGGTCGAAGTTCTGCGCCCAGGCCTGGTCAAACTTGCGCTTTATGAAAATGTCTTGCTGGGGATTGTTGGCAATCGACTGCTCAAGACCCTTCTGATATATCTCTGCACCGGTCAGAATCGCATCGTTGAGCTTGATGCTCTTCTTGATCGCAGTGGGGTTGCGTTCAACACTGGCGTTCTGCTTCATCTGAGCATTCAAAGCGGTAGCAGTGTCATTGCCCATGCTTTGGGCCGCACGGGTCGCCGCCTGAGTCGTGTACTTGTCGATCAGATCATAGGCAGAAGCAGCCCGTTCAGCATCGTTATTGCCGGTGAGCGAAAGCCCCAACATACCGGCCAAGCTCTGTCCGCGAGCAATGATGCCACTATATTGACCGGTAGTCGCCTTGTTCAGTTCATCTAGGATTTCACCATTGAGCTTGTGGATCGTAGGGGCCTGATTGACTGTCTGACGCCCAGCATCACGTTCTACATTGAGCTGCTTGTAGGTATCAGGATTCTCTCCAGGAGGATATTGGAGCGGCCCAGATTGTTGCGGAGCTGGGGCCGCTTGGAGCGGTGCCTGTTGCACAGTGCCGAATTGATCGCGCTGGATGACCGTAGGATTGCCACTTGGCGTAACTCCTCCAACCTGCTGTTGTGCGGCGGCAGGAATGAGGTTTTGAGCAGCTTGCGCGCCAGCGGGAAGTCCTTGTTGAACAATCGTCGCAAGCTGGCTACGCACGGCACTAGGGTTAGTCTTAGCGAGTTGGATCAATGCAGATGTATTGGCTTCAGCAAGACTTTTTGGAACTCCAGAGTCAATCATTGACTGGCGCGCGTCAGCAAGCTTTTCAATGATCTTTTCTGGCTCCTTTCCAGAAACTATATCTGGATCTTGAATGAGGCCGCCCGCAATCTGACGGCCTAGCTGGGCTTGTTCTCCAGTCAGATGAAAGCGTGCAGAATCAGCAGCCGTCTGAGCACTGGAAGTAACAGCCTTTTGTTGTTGGATCAACGGCTGTTCTGTTCCTTCTGCGACATTTGCGCCCGCTTGAGCCGTGCGAGACTCAGCCTTGCTGCGCGCAATGTCACTGAGCAATGTCTCATTGCTGCGCTCAAGTTGGTTTCTTTTCAGACCAAGATCCAGGAAACCAGAGATGAGATTTGTCGGGTTGGGGACTTGCGTTTGAAGCGCGATGCTCGGATCAACAGCCATCTTAGTCTCCCGTCCCACCGGTGCCACTACCAAATCCGCCACCAGAGCCCCATTGCGGGAATGGATTGGTGGATCGAGCCGAGTTCAAATAATTCCAGCCAAGATAGTTGCCAATGCCATTGCTAGCTGCATTTGCCGCACCAACAGTTCCTGCTGCGCTGGCAGCCGCTCCGGAAGTAAGATAGTTTCCTGCAGCATTAGCAGCTGCGGTACCTGCTTGAGCGGTTGTTTGATTGGCCGTTGATCCAAGACCTGCAATAGTGCTCAAGCGATTGAAAATGTTTGTCTGCTGGGCGTTGTAATTGTTGAATGCCTGTTGATAGGCATCACCAGCGGCGTTCTGTGTGTATTCCTGCAATCCCGCAAGCGCATTGCCACTAACAAGACCATTAGAAACTCCTGCGGCATTCTGATTTGCCGCTTGTCCTTGGGCCAGTCTCCATGCATAGTTCGGAGCTAGATTCGTCTTCAGATCATTGGCATCAAACTGATGCGTGAACTGAGGCTGCATTCCAGCGATAGTTGAGAGTGCATTTGCACCCGCTTGCCGCCATGGAGCCTGATCAGCGCGTGTTTGCTGATACTGATCTCGCTGAAGGTTGGCCGCATTCTCTGCAGCCCCGGCTTGCTTATTGCCAGCATAGATTGACGCACCAGCGCCAATTACAGCTCCACCGATAACTGCTGCGGCTACCATTTCAATCCCCCAACCACATAGAGTGATAGGTTTCAACCTTCTCGAAACCAAGTGCTTCGAAAAGCGCCGTCGCATGCACCTTCGCATGCTCTTTGTTGCCGACGAACCAACGCTTTACGCCGCGCCGGATTGCCTCTGCTTTAACGGCAGAAAAGAGTGTCATGCCACCTTTCGAGCCCCGATGTTCAGGAACGATATAGAAGATATCCATCGTCAGAGTCAGACATGTTCTGTAATGAAGGCCAGGTGCAACGAATCCGATGAAATACCCAACCAACTCACCTTGAGAGCGAAGAACCATGAACAGCAAAGAACCTTGGCGCTCACGCTCGATGTAGACCTCATATTGAGGATCTAATGGCACTTTATCTTTATCTAGAGCAAGTTCCTCCCAGTGAAGAGGAAGCAATGGCTTCAACTCCTCTAGCCGCTCTTCAAAGCTTTCGAGATGGGCAGTAAGAGTCATTGTGAGCACCTGATATCAACGATCATATGAATGCGATCGCCAGCAGAATTGTTTGTTACAGAGTGTTCATTGGCGTTCTGGAACCACCAGACCGTTCCTTGCGGCATGTAGACATGCTCATCTTCACAACGGAAATCAACACCTGGATAGCTCTCTAGAACAACGTGGAAGCGATCCCAATAGTTTGCATGTGTTGGTGTATCGGCATGAGGATAGATGCGACCGCCAGGCTTGATCTTGTTGATCATCACCCGTCCCAGGCGCTCGCCACCAACATAAGCCATGAGGTTCATGACGATAGGCCGAGCTTCCACAAGGATCTTGTATGCAGGCTGATCAACATTTTCATGCTGATCGATATGAACATCATGGGCTTTGAGTGCCTCTTCTGTTTCATGCACGGAACGAGGCGGGAAGCGAAGCATGATGGATTCAATCTCTCCGAATGGCCCCTGAGGGTAATCGCGGAGATATGTGTCTTCCTTCCACAACTCAGGGCGTCGCTGAATAGCCAACATCAGCGGTGTGACATCAAGTCCCTGAGAGATGCGACGGAAGTTTTTCATATTCTAGGGGGCCAAAATGCCATTGGCGATAAGAGCAGACCTGATTGTATTCAGAAGTGCCACGATTCGGTCAGCTTGTGCCGCTGTTGTATAGCCAAATGGAGTAACGTTGGTAGAAGCTGTAGTAGCCACAGCGGCACCCGCACTAACCGCCGTCTGAGCAGATTGACCATTGCACCCAAAAGCACCAACAGAAGTTACTGTAGCTCCGGTGAGTGCAACGCTAGCAGTGATATTAGTTCCAGAAATAGGCCCAGCGATATTCGCACTAGGGGCTGTGATCGCTCCACCAGCGGCAAATGCACCTGGAGATCCTGTGATGGGCTGTGAGGTGACCAGCGTTGAACGGCCTTTTCCATCGACCGTAACGGACACTGTATGAGTGCCATCTCCGTATGTGCCTGGAGAACTGTTTACAGTCGATAGCGCTGTTACGATTGCCCCTGCTGCAGCCGTGACATCGCCAGTCAGCCCCGGAAATGCGGAAGGCGGAAGATATTGAGCAGAGTTGTAAGCCGATCCGTTACCAACCAAGATGTAGTTGGCGATTGGATCTGTAGCTTGTCCCAAACCACCGTATTCAACCCCAAGCGCCTCTTCAAACTTGATTGATAGAAACGTAGGATTTTGAAGCCATAGTTGCCATTCTCTACTCAAATAGAGTGTCTGAGCATCTACAAACGGAGATTGAGGGAAGGCGATGTTGCTTGACATCAGTTGCTCCCAGCGCTGGCAACCAAGTTAGCAGACACGATAACAGCCTTGATCGGATCGGTGACAACCACTTCATAGACACGATCACGGGCATACCCAAGACGCCTCCAGATTACGCGATCACGGTAAGCTCCTGCTTTGCCAATGGAGTTCCAGCGTTCGTTTCCATAGGTATTGCCACCATCATTGGACATCCGCATCATCACCTGAGGGTCTGAGCCCTGACCAGAGACAATGCCAATGCCAGGCTGGAACTGGAGCTGAAGACGGGTGAAGAAAACTTGGTTCATGTCAGAGACGACATGGGGAGTTCTGCGGAGACGGCGGATTGTTTGACCGTCATCCGTATAGACAGTATTGGAGACTTGGTAGATCTTCCCATTCTCCCAATCACCTACAAGCACTTGGCCTTGAAAAACGGCGCAGCAATTGGCTCGATGTCGATGATAGACATTGAACTCATCCACCCATCTCCACTTATGCCAATATTGTGTTGATAGGTCATAGACCCAAGTCTTATCAGCAGTTGGGAATGTGAGCACATACATTTCGTGCCCCTCAATCTGATAGGTGAACCCAATTGCATCAGCGATGTAATCATCCTTGATGTCATTGGTCACTGCATGGGTGCTGATCTGGGTTGGGTTATACCCATCCATATAGACGACGATACCTTGCCCACGATCATCTCTAGAAAGATAAGCAAAAGAATTGCCAAGCCTAGAAATAGAAGCGGCGGAAGCGCATCCATGCTGGAAAGAAGTTCCAGGAATCCGTTGGAATGGGAAAGGGAAAAGACCAGCATTGATCCAAACTTCACCCGTTACTTCTCCAAGCAAATAGATCTGACGAGAAGTTACGAACGGAGCAACCAAATTGTCTGGTGCGCCATCCTTGGAAGAGAAGCTCAATGCGGGAGAACTGACAGATAGTGCAGATGTAGCGCCCCATTGTTGAGTACCAGGACGAGGATAGATGATGAAGTTATCAACGATGTCACTGCGACCGCCACCATTGAATGCGCCATCTGTCACAGGGACAATAGAGAAGACATTCCCAGTAAACGTATACGAATATCTGTTCGTGCCATCACAGAAATACGCAGCAATCCCGTTGGTTGTGATGTTTACTGGACCAGAAGAACTGAGAAGATTACCTCTCAGCGTTGCGGTGAATGTTGAGTCAATGCTGTAGAAGCCCGCTCCAACAATTGCTAGAAGCGTAGCTCCTCCAGGCAGCGTATACAACCCTCTGACCTCTGCTACTTGTGGTTGAAGTTTGGCTGTCAGACCAGGCGTTGGGTAGAGCGCAATAACACCTCGATCTTGCGGACCTTTGGTACGATCAATCTCACAATACCAATTGATAAGCTCCTGCGTGTCCTGTGTCAGGGATGGAGCTTCGTAAGCCGGTCCGACGAATCCGAAATCCATTTTCTATGGCTTTCAAATGCTACCGAATACTACCGTATCCAGCTGTCAAGATCCAGCCTGCATCCTGGACTTGTCCATTCATCAATGCCGAATCTAGCGTCACCGTCTGCTGCGGCTGCATGTTGGTTCTCTTTATGAGGGCCCGACCTTCAGCTGCATACTTCATGATCTGCTGGACTTGATCGCCTTGAGCAGAACCATATTCAGGCATCAAAAGCTCAGCAAGACCATAGCGGAGAGCTAGGTTGTAACCCTGGGGGAGATTGATCTGATCGGAGAGGTTCGTGAATCCAGCCAGAACCGTATCCACATAGAGGTGCATCTCTCCACCGCTTGGAACGGGCCAATAAGTAATGTTCCCCAACTGCATGGAAGGCTGATACCAGACACAACGCGGCCATGGGCCTCCGAGATTCTTCAAACCGATCCGCGCGTAGTCCTCTTGGGAAGCAATGGCTACTTGATAGTCAATACCAGAGACGCGAACGAATGCGCTATTGATGCGCAAAGGGCGCTGATAGAAAGCCCGCATCGATTGGATGGCGACCGTTTGAGGAATGTTGACGGTATATGTGCCAATTGCATCAGCAATAGCTCCAGCACCAGTATTGAATGCCGTGATCGTCGTTCCTGGAGCAGCGGGAGCGCCTAGAGTCTGTCCAAGAGCAATAGCTCCAGAAGAGATGGCTGTGACAGTCAACGTGGTTCCAGAGATAGAACCAGTGAACGTAGCTCCAACATCACCACCAGGGCCAACCGTGTACTGATAGACGTTGCTCGTGAGTTGGTGAACGATGTCAGTTTGGTAGTAGATCATCATCCGGGAATTGTTCCAGGATGCAATCATGTCGTTCAACGTCACCAGCGCATCATTGGCAGTAGGAGAGTCCGGAACTTCACCAGACTCCAATGCCCCAATGGCTCGGAGGGACGAGCTGATTAGTTCAAGGACAGAGGCCATGGATCAAAGGCCATCGCCGGGCGTGATGTAGACCGTCGAAGTGCCAGTTCCTGCAATCGCAGAGAACCAAGTGTTCGGGGACTCGGTAACCGACTGGGCAGCATTCGGACCAAGCCAGTAGCCACGTTGCGGAGTTCCAGGAACTGGAATCACAGCAGTGACGCTATTGGTGGGACCCACTGCGACAAACACAGGCTGAGTCGTCGCATTGCTCAGGATGAAGTTGTTGCAGATCGGTTCACCATTGAAGGATAGCGCCTGGACTGCGGTACTTGCCACCGTAGTGACTGCAACTGCCTGAGTATTACCCTCGGCGCGGAAAGCGGACCAACCCATGGTTTCTCCTTAGAACTGAACTTCTTGTTGAGCGGCGCGAATCGCAAATGTTGGCGAGCCAGAAACCGCAGAGGTTTCGAGGCGCAGCCAAGTACCCGCCTGAGACATGCCACTCAGATTGATGGAACCCTTGATAGATTGACCAACAACAACTGCAAGAGTTGTCGGCTGGCCGTTAGATCCACTGATGATGTCTACTTGACCCGTAGAGCAACCGCTGTTTGTATAGCTGCGTGCAAAAACCGCTCCTTCAGGGGTTCCACCAAGAGTCACGGTCGTTGTGACATCGATGGCATATGAAAACAGCGCATCGCGCGTAGAGCTGATCTGGAAGCAGGTATTCAGCGTGCGGGAAGGTGTTGAAAAGCTCCGTGATGCAGTAGCAGGCGTTGGAACATTCAAGACACCAGTACCGCTGTTGTATGTAGCGGCCCCAGAACCTGTGGTGGTGAGGCTGATTGCGGAACGCGCGCCAGCCTGATCTACGGGCGTGTAGCCGAGAGCGGAAGTAATCTGTCCAGATGTAGGGGCAGCAACATCAAGAATACCGCTGTTGATCGTGAGTCCAGAACCAAACGTCAGCCAGCTCAGAGAGAGGTTCACATTGTCATAAGACAGTGCGCCCCAATTGGTCGTTGGATGAGGCGGGATACGTTGAATGTTCCCAGTGTCCGTGCTGTTTCGCTGGCTCAAAAGCAAGTCGTCTGGACCAGCGCATGCAGCCGTAGAAACGGCAATGAGCGCGAGAGCGAGCAGGTTTTTCATGACACCCTCAGAATCCACGTATTGGCGGCAACCTTCTTGCAGGTAATCCACGCATTCGCTAGGGAATTCGTGACATTGCCAATGATGGTTGTCGCACCATTGATGGTCAGAGTCGTGATGGCCTGGCTGATCCAGATGTCGCGACTCTGATTGATTCGGCTTACGCTCTCATCCGGAAGAGTGATCGTCAGCGAAGCCAAAGTACCAGCAGAGGTAATTGCGCATGCGCCGTCAAGATTGTTCTTGGTCAGAGTGATGGTCTGACCTGTCGTGGGGCTGAATGCTTGATTAGCATCCAGCAGCGGAGCAATCGTTACTGCGTCCGCCGATGTAAGTGCCAGAGGCCCAGCGGCACGCAGCATGATTTTCCTCAGTAGGCGTTGTTTGGAAGCGGGAAGTTCTCGGCCCGGTCAACAGTAACAAGATAAGTTCCTGCCGCTGGCGTAGGAGTGCCAGCGGTAGAGTTACTGAAGACCACAACCATGGTGTTCGGTGCGGAGACATAAGCGTTGACGATGCCAACGCCAGCAGTCTGGGCAGCCGCAAGATTGATGGAAATCAGATCATTGACCTGAAGACCTGGGACCGTGAAAGTCTGCGCCGTAGTGGTCGATGCCGTCAACGCTGTGGGCGTCAGAGAAACGCCCAGCAGCAGGTTGTACAGAACGTTCCCACGGCCGATAGTGGTGGACGGCATTTCAGCTCCTTACGGCGAAGTCAGAGCCGAGGTGTCGTAGCCGTAGAGGTACAGGTCAACCGTACCGCCAGCGACAGTGACGCCAACGTTGACATATAGGTAGAAACCAGCAGTCGTGACGTTTGCCGCAGCAGCAGTGGCCGCACGAACATAGGCAAAAGCCTGGGTCGTTTGACCGGTCAGAGCCGCAGTCGTCAGGATGGCTGTACCACCCTGTGCAGGCGCGGTATAGATGCCTACCGTTGCCGTCGCCATGGTGACGTTGGCATTGGTGGTCACAACCGTGGTCGGGACAAAACTGGTCGTCGGGCCAATGATGGGGATTGCCACATCACCAGCCTGATTAACAGAAAGGCCCTTGGCGAATGCGATCAGACGCAGGCACTGTTGGGTGGTGACGGACTGCGCATTCGCAGTGACGGTAGTAGACGGTCCGGGATTCGGCATGATGTTCTCCTTGTCCTTTCGTTAGGCGGCAACGCGGCAAGCCAATTCGGAATACAAAGGCGCCCAGCCGTAGAGCACATCCAGACGGGTCGGGATGGCATCGTTGTTGATGGTGTACTGACGAACAACACGGATGCTGAGGCCAGTTTGCTTGTCAGCAGCCCGGCCAGCGAAGTGCACACCCTCAGGCAGCAGCAGATCACCCGTTGCAAGCGTGAATGCGTTCTTATGCAGCATGATGTTCTGCGGGGAAACCACAGCGTTCGCCGTACCCGTTGCGATGTTGAACGGGGTAACCGTCGCCGTCGCAGAAGCAGTGCCGATCACCGTGTTCTGGAACTGACCAGCAGTGATGATGGCCGGAGACACCGTGACGTTGAACGTACCAGCACCAGCGGAAACCGTGTTCACCACGTTGAACCAGCGCAGACGGTTTGCACCGTAAGCCTGGCGGTTCTGCGGGTTCACAGCGAACAGACCAGCAATCTGGATCGGGTCGCCTTGGTTTAGGGTGATAGCCTGAGAGTTGGTCAGGGTAATGGTGGAGGTAGATTGCCAACCCGAAGTCACAAAACCAGCGTTCACGGATGTGTTCGCGGTCAGCGTGCCAGCAGTCGTGGTCCAAGAGCCGAACGTCTGAGAAACGACGTTCTGGTCCATCTTCCAATCCAGGCCAGCCGAGTCGCGACCCATCATGCCAGTGCGGTACTGATTGGTGATCTGGCTATCCGGGACAAACAGACCCTTCAGCGAATCCACAACTGCAGCGCCAGTGAACGGCTCGATCACAACAGCTCGCTTGCCATCACGCGGGGTACCTTCTGCATCCAGATAGGCACCAGCGGTAAGGTAAGTCAGAAGGCCAGTGGCAGGCGTACCAGCCACACCAACGATGTTTGCCGTGCTGTTCTTTGCCATATTTAGACCATCACGGTCAATGCGGTTGGCAATCGCGGCAATGGCGGGCTTCAGAACGCGGTCACTGAACATGTCCATGCTCAGTGCGAGGTCCTTGGTGTTGAACTGGGTGTCAACGTGGAACTGAGCGCCGTACTTGGTGGTATCGCCCAGCACGACAGGGACAGACGATTCGTAGAAGTCTTCAACCGACAGGTTGGGACCAGTCGTACCGATGAAGCGCGCCGGACGGCGGACGTTTACCGTGTCACCGATCTTTGCGCCTGCAACAGCGAATTGATCGTCGTACTCCCGATTCACTTGGGAGGCGAAAACGAGAGAATTTTCCAGCACCATCAACGCTTCGTTGGTGATTTTGCTGATAGTAAGCAGATTGTTTGCCATGGTTTCTCCAATTGGCCAGTAAGGAAGGTGTTACCCGCCTCGCTAACGCGGAGGTATGACGAATCTGCCCAGTATCTCGCTCTGGTCGGCGTTTCGCGCACTTCATTGGGAGGCTAGGTGCTCCCGCGCTTACCCTAGCTAAGAGTATTGTGCACCCGTTTTATTGGATGCACAACTCCATCACTTCTTGTTCATCTCTTTTAGGCGACGAGCCTTGTACTCAGCGTAATCCAAGTCCTCCAGGTCGCCGATATTCCCACTCTTTGCCTTCACAGCAGTAATCGGCTCAGGCAGATCGGCGCGCTTGATCTTGGGCTTTTCCTCTTTCTCGCCCTTTTCCATCTCCTTGGGCTCAAGACGAACCTCCAAGCGGCCAATTTCACGAAGAGCCTGCTTGGTGTTCATGCCATTGATCTTCTCGGCCTGCTCCGGATTGGAGGCAAGGTAGTGAAGGATCTGCGGGCCGAAATCGCTCTCAATGATGGCGTCACGAACATCGTCAGATACGGCTAGATCGCTTGACTGAAGTACTTCATCGAAGTCAGGAATAGCTTCTTTTGCCTTGGCGATGCGTTCTTGAAATGCTTTGGTAGTTTTAAAGGCTTCTTCATCTGCCTTTTCTTTTGCTGCTCGTGCGTCACGCTCTCGGAGTTCTTTCTTGACGTTCCATTTCGCCAGCTCCTCGGCATAGTCAAATGGATCGGTGTATTCCTCGCGCTTGGGCTTGTCCGCATCTGGGTCGGCCTTTGGCTTGGGGTTCAGTCGCTCCTCAAGCTCTTTAGCTTTGGCTTCAGCAGCGCGGGCACGGGCCTCGGCTTCATCTCGGGCCTCTTGGGCTGCACGAGCGCGGGCACTGAGTTCGGAGAAGCGGTCATTGATGCCATTGCGCTTCTTTTTAGGCTCTGGCTCTTTTTCTTGCTCAGTTTCAACCTCTTCATGCTCTTCCTCTTGGGCCTTGACTTCCTCTTTGGGTTCTTCTTTCACCTCTTCATAGGGCATGGATCGAAGCTCAGGAATGCGGGCGGCGTTGAATTCAGCCAGGTTCTCGCTTGTGACTACTTCAGCAGACATGGTTTCTCCATGGATTTACCCGGAATCCGTCCGGTACGGTCATTGCAGATCAGCGTCTTGCTTTTGCTTGAGCTGCATATCTTCGCGATTGGAGGCACGCTCCATTTGCTCAACCTCGTGCTGGTTCGTGGTGCGAGTCTTCAGCAGGTCGCGAACAGCATTGATTTCAGCCACGCTTAGGGAAGTCTGCGACTTGACGGCAACGTCATGCATCCAAGCCGCGTTGTCGTTGTCGTTGTTATGGATCTTGGTCTGAGACTCCATGAGTGCACGGCGGTTCTCACCATCCTGTCTGACGCTCTCAACATCAAGACGATACTTCTTCTCCATCTCGGCACTCTGTAGCGCCTCTTGAAGCTGCTTGATGGTGGCTTGAGTCTGCTGGAGTTGCATCTGCACCTGAGGCGGGATCTCGGATTGATCGTCAATCTGAGCCAGCGGATTCGCAGCAGCCAGACGATCAGCAATCACCTCTGCACCAGGGAAGTCCATGTTGCGGAATAGCAGATCACCTGTGACCTTGAACAAATCTTCGTTGCTCTGCATCAGAGGCATCATGGAATCGACGGCTTCTTGGCGCTTGGTGCTATAGCCAGGCCCCGTGTCCATCACTACATCGTAAGCACCAACCGTGATGTCATGCTCATCAATGTCGTTGATGGCCTGAAGAGTGGATTGCCCGTCATCCCCAATGATCCTTACAGTGCGAGGACCAGAATAGTAGTAGGGGATCAGGTCCAGCAGAATCCGTCCCGTCTGAGCAATCGAGATAGTCTCGTTGTCATAGTAGTGGAACGTGCTGTTGTCGCTCTGGAGGCGCTCGCTTTGCAGAGCCTTGCCTGAGACATTCCCACCAATCCGCATTGCGGGATCAACAATGCCCAGCACGGAGGTCAGGTCATCTCCAACGGAGTTCGCCATGACCATTGCCCCTTCTGGAGGCGGCTCTGGCTGCAAGCGTTGAGGAGGAGGAGCAGGATTCCCAGCCACATCAGTAGGCTTGTATCGAAGAGTAGCCTTTGCCGATGTATTGGCTTGAGCCCATTCTCCTTCATGACCCTCGTCTTGTCCTTCAGCAATGAGCCATTTGGCTTTTGGTGCCAGGGCCACCGTCTCCGTCATGGCCGTGCGCCAGAAATTGAACGCACGCTGCGGGTCCATGGCGTTCTTGACAAGCCCAGAGAGCAGGCGCTTGCCGTCGATGATCTCAACCTTACCAGTCATCTTGACGATTGGGATGTACTTGCCCTTCAGATCTCGGCGCTCCAGCACATCAGAGGCAGTAACCTTGAACCATTGGACTTTGCGGCGCATTACCTTGCGTTTTGCAAGGAACTGCAAGTCTTCTACCTTGCCAATCTCACCCCCCCATGCGCTTGAACCATCGGAGAGTTGATAGAGGGTGTCTTCTGTACGCTTGATGCGGAAGTATTCAGCAACCCGAATGTTGTCCTTGGTGATCCAATCCGCAGTGCCATCACCAGTTCCTTGAGCAGTGAAGTTCTGGCCTGTGTTGGCATCTGGATAGAGCTTGGCAAACTCAGCCTTGGGGATATCGTCGGCAATGAGAAACTCTTCCTGACCGGACCCATCTAGCGAAGTATCGTTCGGATCGTCATAGCAGCTGAGCGTGTTCTCAATCGGCGCAAGGTACAGCTCTTGGTCAAAGCTGTTGTCATCAAGGTAGTCAGCCAGAATGCGCCAGTATCCCCAACCACCAGTGATAGTCGAGTCAAAGCCAGTGGTGTAGGCGACCTGAGCACCGTTGCGGGTGGATTCGATGTGGCGAATCAGGCCCTTGATAACGTCAGCCTTCTTCTTCGTAGCCGCATTGCCCGTGGGATCAACCTTGATGCGTGGACGTTGCTGGCGCTCGTTGTTGCAGACCTGTAGACAGTAGGCGTCTAGTTTGTTGATCGTCAGGCACGGGCGCTGCTCAAGCAATCGAGACTGCTGGATCTCAGGAGGCCATTGCTGCCCAGCTCGGAACTTGCGGGCATTGAGGTACATCCGGCGATTCTCAGCAGATGCCTCTTGGGAGCGATGGAGGAAGTTAACCGCAGCCTGGATGATGTCCTTATCTTCCTCGGCGTTAGCGTCTTTGACTGCTTGGTCTTCGTTCATCAGCTCATCCAGCTTCCCGCTCCGAGATTCTCAGGAGCCTTGGTTTGTTGCGGCTTCTTGCGGGGATTGACGATGGCAGGGAATAGCTCAGCCAAAGCCCAAATGAGCGCATCGGCCCGATTTGGCGAGTGCGCACCGGTATAACCAATGGTGCTGAATGCGGTCAATTCGTCCTCAAGCTCGGGGAAATAGCCAATATGCCGAATCTTACCCGATTCATATAGAGCAGAGAAAGGTTCTGCACGGACCACTTTCCCTCGGCTGGCGGTAACCATTTTGTATGGGGTGCGCGGCCTAGCGGTTTGAATAACCTGCTGAACCATTGCCCCGCCGTAATTACCCTCTCCTACGACAATATCCGCTGCATGGCGCTCATAGGCCGTAGTGGCAATGTTTCCCCATGTCGCCGGCCCCGCCTTGACGGTGCAGTCCTCAATGACATACCCGTTTCCATCCGTACCGAGTCCGGCGACCACAATACCGATGGCGTCATTGTCTGCGTTGTCTGCATCTCCAGAACCAGATGGGTCAACCGCAACCACGATTCGTACCATGTCTGGAAGGCCAATATCGCCCAGATGTCTCCACTTGTCGATTGTTTCATCTGCGAAGAGTGCATTAGGGTTGGCATCAGCGAACTCCCCGTAGCGGAACCGCTTCTGCTGTTTGGCAGACATGCCGCCTAGGGTTTTCTCAATGTAGTCCGGAGGAAGATTGGCGGCGTTGTCGTCAGGGTTAAGCCTGATCCATTCCAGATCGTCCGGATGGGGTAGCAGCTGCTTGGTGTTCGGGTCCCGCTTCTGGATGAAGTATATGTACGTCCAATGGCCCTTGTTGGGCGGATTGGCGTCATACAGCATCAAAAGGCGAATTGGCCTAGCCTCTTGTCCATCAACCTTGACGCTCACAACTTGAGCCAGGCGAGTACGAACAAGCTCAACCGATGCCCATGGAATCTGGCTGCATTCGTTGAGGTAGATGGTACAGAACTCCAGACCGAGGATCTTCTCAGTCCGCTCTTTGTCGTCCAGGCCGCCGATCCAGATCTGCGAGCCGTTCGGAAGCTCAAAGTACCCCATCTGATCGTTCCACTTGGCTATAACACCAGGGAAACAGATCTTCATGACCTTAGGTAGCGTGTCCATGGCAATGGACTGCTTGGCGGCATTGAAGCGAAAGCGGAGGATGGCGTGACGGCTTCCGGGGGCAGAGATGGCCCTGACACAGATAGCCCGGACGGCTAAGAATGTCTTCCCGGAGCGAGAGCCCCCCACAAGCAGCGTATGGGTCTGCTTGCCGCTGATGAGGCGCTGGGCCTCAAGTTGCTTGGTCGTTAGGCTGAATGACACTAGATGTAGTGGCAGGTTCAGTCAAAACCCGCTTTTCCTGAGCCTCAACACTATCGGTAGTGTTTTGTTGCTGCTCCCATTGCCTTTGAGCCTCCAAAAGAAGCCATGCAGGACCGCCAGCGACCATCCGCCACATTAGAGCAGGCCCCCGTCTTCGTTCATGATGCCAACCTTGAACGGCTCACCATCCTTGTTACCAAGCTCAAGAGCTTTCAGTTCACGCCAACGCTCAGGGCGACGGTTCTTGAGCCAGAAGATGCCAGCGGTCGTATCGGGAGGGTAGAACTTGCGAATCTGTGTCTGCACAATCTCGCCGTTGAGCACTCTGATATCAACTTCATCATGCTCGTATCCCATAGCACGCTGGTAAAGGCTTCGCTCTACCTTGTCATCCGCCTCATCCTTGGAAACCCTTAGGGCATCCGAAAACTCTTGGTGCTCCACCTTCCACAGCGCGACTGTAGAGACAGACACCTGAAAGAAATCTGCGAGTTGGGCGTCAGTAGCCCCCAATGCACAAAGCTTCTGAGCCTGAGTGCAATATTCGGGTTTGTACTTGGTAGGCCGACCACCCGGCATTACTTTTCCTTCTTCTTTCCAGCAGCTCGCTTCTCAGCATACGCAATGGCGACAGCCTGCTTGATCGGCTTGCCTGCCTTCACTTCCTCGCGGACATTGCTCTTGAAGGCTTTCTCAGAGGTGGACTTCTTGAGAGGCATGGAAGTTATTCCTTCAATCCAAGCAATTCGCGCTCATACGGCGTGAGCTTAGAAAGTGCTTCTTTCTTCGCGGCAGCGGTCTTTGCGCGTCGCATGTCCTCTTGGACTCGTTTCTTGTCTCGGCGCTTGTGCTCTTCCCACCAAGACAATTGCTCAGCAGTGAAGCACCCCATTTCACCACGCTTCTCATGATATTGCATGGTGGCGCAAAGCATCTCGGCCAAGGCGCCATTGTGGAGATCTGGCTCAGGCTCTGGATAACCAGTGCATAGACATGGCATGTTATTTTCCTCCTTCTTTGATTTTTGGCTTGGGTCCAGGCTTCTTCCGCTCAGGCTTTTGCTCTAGCTGCCGCATTGCATCAATCTCGTCTAGAGATGGCTGAGGCATAGGGGCCACCTTAGCTGTTTCAGTCAGCTTGTCCGCAAGAACAGTGATGGCCCATGTTGGGAAGTTGAAGTAGCTCATGGTCAGTCCAGCCACTTGAGGAGCTTTACCATGCCAGCAATGAGCATGACGGGGAGAAGAATGTAGACAGCGAAGAGGGCCGCGAGTGCGTCAATCATGTTTGCTCCTCATTCAACATCTTGACGAGCTGGGCTCCGTTGGCTGAGCACCAGTCAATCCATTGTTTGCGCTTGGGGAAGTCGTCTTGAAGGAAGCTCACACCAATCTCCTGCGCTCGCTCTACCGTGATGGGGCGAGGATCGGCATGGATGGCGGCAAAGATGTCAGCCTCTAGTGTCATTCGATGACTCCAATGATATCCGTCTGGTGACAGGTGAGGAGGGTTTCGCCATTATGCTTGAAAGTCTCTTTTGCATACATGGAAAAGGCCACCCGATCACCTGGCTTTAGGTCCATCGGCTCCAGATAGCCATTCTCATGCAGCTTGCCGGGGCCAATTGCCAGAACGGTGCCATGCTTTGCCTCTTCCTGAGCGCTGGGTGCCAAGACAATACCGCCAGCGCTGATTTCCTCGGAAGGATCGGGGCGAATGATGATGAGGTCAGAGAGAGGTTTGATGTTCATGCAAATTCCTTGATTTTGCTTCTATAAATTTCTCGAATACACCTGAGTTCATCCCGAGTCCACTTGTGAACCTCGTTGTTGTTCTCTAGGGTTTCGACGCGAGCGAGGCCAATTCGTTGAACGAGGCCCATGCGATAGGCGATGACATTCCCAGAAAGGTCGCGGTTGCAGTGCTTGCACTGTGCCCAGCAGTTATCAGGGTTATACCTTAGATGATCTGCGGCCCCTACACTGCGTAGGTGACCTGCATCCACCATGCCCCCTCTGCGGCCATCCCAATCCAATTCAGAGCCACAGCTGATGCATACATGGCCTTCTGCCTTGCTTCTGGCGCGGATCCAAGCGTTGAAACTCGTTTGCGCCTCTCTCTTAAGCATTGGGATCGTCTTCAGCGCCTCCAGCTGCGCCCGAGTCTGGTGCTTGTCCTGGGTCTTTTCCTTGGCAAGCTTCTTGTCCAGCTTGAACTTGGCGATCTTGACTGCGCATTCAGGAGAACACCAGTCTTGAAAGGATCGAGTTGGCGTGAACATCGCGGAGCACCCACCCTTACGGGAGTTGCAGCGCTTGGGGCGGAAGGTTGCTATGAAGGTCATGCGCCGTCGTCCGCAAAGCTTTTTCCGCCATCTGGACCGGTAATTTCCATCCGGCCGCCGCAGTGATTGCAATAGAACCAAGTCCAGCCAACACCATTGCTATGAAACTTGCCTCGTTTGTGGCCAATCTTTGCGCAGTCAGAAATTATCTTTGAGCGCTCTGGATAGTAGGACTCTCTCATCCATGCATCCATGAGTTCCCTCTGCTTCAGCATTCGAAGATTTTCCAGCTCGTGGCGACGCGTCCAGATATCGCTCACTTCATTCCCTCACCAATGGAAGCGGCAGCGCAGACGATAGCGCGTCGGCACCCCTCACTGTTTTCGCTCTCATAGAACTTTTGAAGCATGGTGCATGGCTCCGGATATTCTGCCTTTTTTACAAAGCCAGCCATGACAAGTGATCTGCTTGGAACATAAGTGAAGCAGATTCTCAGCTTCACCGCCAGCCGAAGCGCATCGCCGTCATCGTTGAGCGGGTCCCAGAC